TTCATTTGATTTTAGCCATTTGAACTCCAGTCTTTGGATTTCTCTCACCCATACCTAGTTTACTATAAACTCTTCCTCTTTGCTCTGCACCTTCCTCATCACTTCTCTTTCTCTTCTTTCCTGATGAAGAGATTGCAGTTGGAGTATTTGTAGCAATACCTTCTTTTGATTTTACTGTATCCTTCACATCTTTAAGAGCACGAACAAATTGTCTTGCTCTTTGTCCTGGGTCTTTTACTTTTGATTTAGGAGAACCAACAGTAATATCGTGAACTGGAGTATCTTTTGTTGCACCAGTTCTACCGAATTGCTTTTTCAATTCTTTGCTATGAGTCTTTTCTCCTTCTTTATGTTTTTGCTTTACAGTATGAGCAGCATATTCAGCAGGAGATTTATGTGTTCTTACCCAAATAGGAACATCAGTTCCACTCTTTTCTACACTTGGTTTTTGAATTGGTCCTTTCCTTCTAAAACCAGCACGGGACACTTCTTTTCTTGCAGAACCCTCAGCACCAGGAATAGGCATCGTTCCTGATTTATTTGAGGATTTTGCTTTCATCAAAACTCTTTCTTCAAGTTTATAACATTCTAAAACAAACTCTTGAAACGTTTTCATTTTTTCTCCTTGGGGGTACGAATCATTGTATCTGCACCAGCAATTTTATCCGAAGGTGTGCGGTCTCGATAACCTAGATTTCTATACATCCTATTTAATTTTTCTTTATATCCTGGTTTTGCAACTGGGGTCAAAGAAACATTTTTACCAATCTTATCTGCATATTTATGAAGTCCTTTAAATGTTCTTTTTGCAATTCCTTTGCCTCTTTGATTCTCTGGAACTTCAATGTTATCTACACGAATATCACTAGAACTTGTAGTATGAACAACATACTTCATTCCTGGTGTTCTTCCTTTTGTTTTTCTTTGAATCGTTTCTAGGGCATCAGGTTTTGGTGCCTTTGCTTCTTCTAGAAACTTTCTAAAAGTTTTCATCTTTATACTTTTTAGTTATTTATTTCTTTGCTTCTTTTTCTTTTCTTAGTTTTGCTTTATGTGCTGCCGCAAGTAATCCTTTGTGTCCAACGTGTGCAATATCTTTAGTCTTTCCTTCAAGTTCGTGTGCTCCACCTGCTCTATGGGCAATTCCTCTTCTTCTTCTACTTTCTGGAGTTCTTTCTGTAGTTGCTCCCATTACATTTTTATGATGATGCCCGTGATATATTCCACTTGCAGCATCTCTTTTCTTTCTTGCTTCCCATTCAGCATCACTTATAGATGCTTTAATTTTTGCGGAGTAATGAGTTGGAGTAATATGGTGTGCTTCTAATCCTGCTCTTTGTAATTTTTTCTTTTTTACATCTGCTGCTTTTCTTTCTTCTGGAGAACTTAAACTTGCAATTCTCTCTGCTCTTGATTTTCTTTCTTGAGCACCACCTGATTTTGGTTTTAATCTCCACTTTGGATTTTCAGAACTGCCAGCATTATTTGCATACATTCCTTTAGGAATTCCACCGTGATGTTTTTCTAATTCTGCACGACTTGAGAATGTTGATTGTCCTTTTGCTTCAATTAAATATGATTCTTCTACAAATTCTTTAAATGTTTTCTTTTTTTTCTTTTTAGTTGGTTCTGATGAAAGATTTAACTCTTTCATCTTTTTTAGAAAACTAGAAGTTCTTGATTTTGGAGTATAATCTTGACCATCAATAGGTCTATCTTTAGAGTGCTGACGGAAAGTTTCATCATCATAAGTTTCTGTTCTCAATCTATTTCTTGCAGAATGAGAAACTCTTTGTAAATCTAAATCCTTTCTTTTTTTACGAGGGTCCATCAATCTCTGCATATTTGCAACTCCAGGTGCTTCTACTTTACCTGATGAAACTAGTGATTGTGGTGATTGTGCTGCATTTGCTGCAAATGATAATGCTAGAACAGCATTTGCAGCAGCATCTCTCTTTCTTCCCTCATCTAGCATTTGAATACATTAAACACTCTTTTAGTATTTATCAACCACCCTTTTCTTTAAGACTGCGAACAAGATACTCAGTAAACTGTTCCAGATTATTGTTGAAATTTTTTCCAACCTTTATGATGTTTTGCTTTTGAATTTAAAACATTTACTATGCAAGTTCTACTTAATTCATTTTTTCTACAAAATTTTGCTATATTTTTTCCTTTTATAATTTTTCCTTCAGGTGATACTAAAATAAATTCTTTGGAGTTTGCTTCCGCTACTTTTAATTTAGAACTTTCTGACAATTTTCTATTTTTTGATGCATTGGAAATTTTAACTTTTGCACTTTCTGTCATTTTACATCCTTTCCTACTTGGTGGTTTGTATCCCCTACTTTTATACAATTCACTTAAATATTTTTTCTGTTCTTCTCCTATTTTTTTCCCTTTGTTTGAGTGACTTATTTTATCTCGCGTTTCTTGAGATGGAGATACTCCAAGATTTCCACTACCACCTAAAGTTGAGTTATATCCATTACTGTATGTGTCATATTTTTCTATGAAAAATATTTCCCTATCATCTAAATCATTAAATTCGCATTCAGTTATTATACCTACAATAAAATTTTCCCATCCATATTTTCTCACAGCACGATAAAATTTAATATCCATTCCAGATTTACAATCTTTTTTATGAGATATATGTCTTTTATGTAATGTTCTTTTAGTCTGTCCAATGTATTTCTTTCCTGTTGGAATACAATGGTAGCAATAAATTACTCCTTTCATTTCTGCTCTTAACTTGGTGGTTATTAATATTTATACAGGAAAAGCACCCAAAGGTGCTTTATCCCAACCTGAAAAGAACCACCAAGTCAGGCATCATTATTTAGGTATTGCTTCCAACATAAGATAGAGACCTAACAAACAATTCAGTAAACATCTCTTGCTTTTCTGGATGAACTGATGCTGGACTATCGTTAATTGCCTTTCGAAGAGCATCAAGTTCTCGCCACTCCTCGTCAGTAAGTTCTTGTCGCTCTCTTGCTGAATAAGTCATTGTTTGCTTTCTAATATGTTGAAATCATAACATTATTTAAGCAAGAAGTGTCAGTCCTTAATAATGTCTTTAGAGTGTTGTTACAAAACTTAATCTTTATAAGATTCAAGGATTGTAAGAATTTCAAGAGCACAATCTGGAGGAAGTTCTCCTTGATAATTTCCTTTTGTAGAAAATGCGAAAGAATAAACCTTATTTTCATCATTCCAATATGAATTATCTCTCCAATATTCATCTTGAGATTCTTGATCTTGAGGAAGAAACATTCCTTGATCCATCCCCTCATATTTGGGGAATGTAATTTTATTAATTTTATTTTGAATCTCAAAGATTCTATCAATCAAATTAGGTTGCATTATTCTTCTCCAAAGAAAGAACCAAAGTTACCTTTGCTTCCAGGTTTGCGGTCTTCAAGCATATCCATAATCTCTTCAATCTTCTTGCATTGTTCCATATCAAGCAGAAGTTGTGAGAGTTGTTTAACTACAAGTGGTTTCTCATTTGTAGCAGCAGACTTGATTGCTGCTCGTAGATGACTTTCTGCTTCTAACAGATGTTCTAGTGTTTGTTGCGAAAGTGCCATTAAGATTTCCTCATTGTAAAAGTACCATCATTATTATCAATCCATTCTACTTTATCACCTTCTTTCAGGTTTGCTGCTTCTAACAAATCATCAGGAAGGTTAACATAACACTCTCCAGACAGTCCATCAACCTCTACGGGAAGTTGCCACTTAACTACTTTATCTTTTTGTGGAGGAATCCAAAATCCATCACCAGTCATTTCATAACCTTTGTCAACCATTTCCCCATAAGTTAATGCTTCAGTATGATCGTCATTCCAGAAACTACTCCAAGCACCTTGACATTCTGGTGATGGGTCATCTTTATCACAAACCTTTACTTGATTTCCCTTAGGGTCAGTTACATAATCATCATATGCTTGAATATGACCTTTACCATTACCATTCAAAAGTGCCAGAAGTTCATAACACTTTTCAGTTTCATTCTTGTAAGTGTAATAGTTCTCACTCACTACACTTTTAATCACATCATAAATCTCCTGCGGTGTTGCTTCACTACAGGAGAGTGCATCGTGCATCCATTCATTCAACTTATCAAGTGAATACTTTTTGTAATCAAAGTCCATAATCAATCTACTCTTTTGGGTTTAGAACAGTCGTTACAATAGTAGGAGAACCCCTGACGAAAATACTTTACCACCTGATAGTGGTTTTCGTCAAGAGGTTTCTCCTCACCACACTTATCACACCTCCTCGTCTTTTCTCTGTCGTTTTCGTGCTTTTTTGAGATCTTTAAGTTCGTCTTTAATGTTTTTATAAGCTGTCTCAGCATCAATCTTTCCTCCAAGTTCCAAGGCACAGATGATATCAACTCTAGTTCCAAAGTGTGCTAATGCAGACTCAAAACTATTCAAGTCATCATACATCAGATGTTCTCTTCTTGCTCAGTAAGAATCACACAATCACTCTTAGGATATGCTACACACAACAGAGAAAATCCTTGTTCCATTTGGTCATCATCAAGGAAAGTTTGATCCTCATTATCAACCTCACCTTCAATCACTTTACCTGCACAAGCACTACAAGCACCAGCACGGCAACTAGAAGGAAGGTCAATACCTGCATATTCAGCAGCATCAAGAATGTACTGGTCTTCTTCGCATTGGATTACTTCTTCAGTACCATCAGCAGAACGGAGAGTAATAGAATAAGCCATAATCGTTTATTAAAGTTCAGTAATGTTTGGAGTATTTAGAATAATATCAATTCGTGCATCAACTGCACTGATGGAGTTTCCTAACTCATAGAGACAGTTTGTAGTTTCTACATTTTCTTCTTCAAGTTTGACAATACGATTTTCTAATTCAGAAATCTTTGCGTAAAGGTCAATCTCTTCTACGATTGGTTTTTGAGACGGTCCAAAGAACCAACGAATAAACTTTTTCATAATAAACCTATTTCTCTCAAATATCGTTGGTATCTCATAAATGATTGGACCCTAATAGGAACACCTAAACTCTCACAACATCTACAGTAGGATAGAAATTCATACCAGGGACTTGTTGGGTCAGTATCACTCATCTTTTGTTTGTTTCAGGTCAGGATGAGGAGCATATAAAGGTCCTTCATAGTTTCCTGCGTGAAAGTTCTTAAGTACCTTTAGAACTTCAGGAGTTTCATTCCAACTCCATTCATTTCCGTTTTTGTCCGTGAAAGTGCGTAACGTCATAGTTTTCCTCCAACTGTGCTATCATATGTTTTTTCTGTAGTTTTGTCAAACTCACCCTCTTGTTTTGCTTTCAAATACCAACGTGTTGCTCTAATACATTCCTCTTCGGTAAGAGCCGTGATGATACACTTTCCTTCAGGCGTATAACTATCACAAGTTCCCCATTTCTTGTTCTCAATATAGAACGCATCATCAATCAGTTGTTTTTCCATAATGACTTAGTTGCCTCTTCAATTCTGTATTTAATGAAATCAAATGTGAATATAAAAACTCTTGGTATTCATTACCATCCAGAAGTTTTGTAAGATTATCAATCTGTTGTAGTGCCAACAGCAGTTTCGTCTGCGAATTCATTTTGATTTAGGTTTACGAGTACTTCCAACAGTTCCATCGGTATCCAACTTTTTGGTGCTCCGTTTACTTCCACCTGTACTTCTATTACTGACCTTTCTAGTTCCTTGTTCCAGACTGTTCTTGTTTGCTTTACTAGGCTTAGTGGGTTCTCCATCACGATAATCAATCTTAATAGTTCTCTTATCCAGTTTATACCTAGTCAGGTATTTTTGCAAGTGCTCTTCACAAGAAAAGAAACATACAGTTTTTTCTTTCTTTTCACCAAACTCCAATCGGTATGGGTGATTTTCGTATGGAAACAATTCAGTGGAAATCATTTGCGTGTAAAGACCTCATAGTCCATTAGTTTACCACACTTGAAGTGAATACGACAACGGGGCCAATCGTCATAGTGTCCTTCCCACTTTTCAGGATAGATTTCAACATACTTTGTGATTGGATGAACTTGATACTTTCCGTGTTGTCCTGTAGGTATCCATTCATAGTTCAGAAACTGATGTTTAGTACTATATCGTGGGTCATCCTTTTCAATAATCTCAAAGGTACTTGTGCCTCTATAATCAGGACACCAGAGAACCCCATCCGGAGAAATCCAAAAATGGGTCATTGTTCCACTATAAAAATCTTCAATATCTTTTGTTTGACAAATTACATTTGTAAATTGTTCCCCCAAATCATATGAACTTTTTATATAATCAAACATTCCCAAAGTTCTTACCTCCTTTTATACATTATAATATAAAAAATATTTAAGGTTTTTTGTAACCTTTATACGATAAACTAATTCCATTAATTACTTTAGTAATATTACTATTATCTAAGTTTCTTTCTCTACAAAATTGAGATATATTTTTTCCAGTATATATTTCACCATTAGGACACAAAATAGAGAAAAATTTACCATTTTGAAGTTCTGTTTGAGATTTTCCAAAATCTTTAATGTTTCTCCACC